ATATAAGTGTAATAGCTAATCTACAGCAATTTAGCACTAATTCATCAATTACAGCTATAAGCATTACATCTAATGGAACTACAAGTAATACAAATATAGCAGGAGATAATTTAAACGTTACTGCTAATTCAAAATTTACTAAAGCTGTTACAGCAAACGCCGGACTTACTTTTGCTTCTGGAAATTCAATAACAAACTATACTGTGAGCACATCGGCGCCGTCTGGCGGTAATAATGGTGATGTTTGGGTTGTAGTAGTATCATAGGAGATAAATTATTATGGTGACATATGCACAAATTATACATTATAAATGGCCAAAAAATAGTTGGAAAATTGATGAAGATGATTACTCTACTTTTTCATGGATGCCATCTAATATAGATTCAAAACCTACAGAAAAAGAAATTATAGAAGCTAAAGATGAAGCTGATATTTTTTATCAGTGGAAAGACGTTCGTAATGAAAGAGACAAGCTTCTTAGAAATTCTGATTGGACACAATTAGCAGATGCTCCAAAAAAGAATAAAGCTAAGTGGAAAAAATATAGACAAGACTTAAGAGAAGTTCCACAATTTTTTGAAGATCCAGATTTTGTTATCTGGCCAGATAAGCCAGAATAAATTTAATGGCAAAAACTTATTATAGCAATACAAGTTTAGGAAATAGCTCGACTACTTCTACTACTTATCAAGATAAAGTTACACTTACTTTTACTCCAGTAGCTAGTACTAACTATGCTATTTTTTTCACGTGCCTTGTTACTCAAAGTAGCACTTCATCTGATGTTAGAGTTCAGTTATATAATTCTACTGATGCTATACAAATGTATGAAGTCATATTGACTCCAAAAGATACAACTGATCAAATGGCTGTAACTGGTGTCGCAATATATGAAGAAGGAATATCACCAGCTTCTACAACATTTTCATTACAATATTGCCGAAGATCTGGAAGCACAGCAAAAATTCAAGATGCTTATTTAACAGCAGTAGAACTTGTTGGCACAGATATATTTAATAACACATTAACACACACTTCTATAACAGGTGGATCTGATGGAACAGATGGTGATGATCAATATCAAACACTTAATACATTAACAGTGCCACCTGGTGATTATACTATTGTTGGATCGTGTGCATATAGCAGTGATCAGACTTCGGCAAGTTCGGATGTACGAACTAGACTTTTGCTATGGGATGATACTAATAACAATCCATATGGATATATAGATTCTTCATATTTAGCTGGGTCTGATGTAGATTATCCATATTGGTATGTTATGAATGCTTCTCCTGCAGCTAATACTAATTATGATCTTAGAGCTGGTGAAGATTGGAATTCTATTATGACTGCGTCATTTAGAACTATTTTAGCTCTTGATAGATCTGAATTTAGACATGTTTATTCATCACACGCTGAAAATAGGCAAACAACAGTTTCTACGTCAGATCAAACAGCAGAAACAATAACAGTAAATTTAGATAGTAGTGGAAACAATTTGATACTTAGTTCGTGGTGGGGTTCTTATAATAACACCTCTAGATCGTGGTTATCAAATATACAAATAAATGGATCTGATGTTTATACTACAGATATTTCAGTTGAACCAGAAGATAGGGTAAGTTCATTTACAGGAAGTTCTGGTTCTTTGTGGTCTGCTGGTTTTGCTGGAATTCAAAATTTATCTTCTGGAAATAATACAATTGAAATAATATGGAAAGGTGAGGGGACTGATTCTAGTACTGTAGCTAGAACTAATATAACTGGTTTTGATTTGGATAATTATATTGGGTTTGACTGGAATGTTAAAGATAGTGGTACTTGGAAAATTTCAACAGCTTTTTATGCTAAAGATGCTGGCACATGGAAGCCGGCTACAAATGTTTATGTTAAATCAAGTGGTACTTGGCAGAGCATTGCATCAGAAGCAACATTTACTGGTGAAACAGTAGATGCTACTTCTAGCAGTTATACAAGCGTCTTCCCAAATCCACCAGTAAGTCCACCACCCGTCTCATGTTTCTTTGCTTGGCAAAAAGTCCTTATGGCAGATGGAACCACAAAACCTATTGGTGAAATTATTACTGGAGACAGAGTTTGTGGACGCTGGTCAATCAATACGGTGCGCGCGATCCAGAAGCCAATACTTGGTAATCGTAGCATGTGGAAACTAAATAATATATGTTATAATACTGCAGAACACCCAACTTGGACTAAAACAGGATGGGCAGTTATAGATTATGATTATTATGTGAATAATGATTGGATGGGTGAATTCGAATTATTTGATAACACCAATAATACATCTTGGAAAGAAATTTATAGACCATGTCATCCAGATAAGATGAATATTCTTAAACCAAACGTGCATGAACTTGCGATATATGGTTCATTAAAATGGATGCCATTAACTAGCATGATAGAAGATACTAATTTTGCACCAGATACTCAATTATATTCTTTAGCATTAGATAATTGTAGAACAATGTATGTAGATGGATTCTGCTTCTCTGGTTGGGCTGATGAGAGCATAATTGATTATGATTCTAAAATTGGTACTTAATGAAAAAGCTACCAACATTATTTACTGATGTGTCGTGGAAAATAAATGAAATTAAACCAAATAGCAATATATATCTAATTGAGAATTTTTTATCTGATATAGAATGCGATAAGATAATGAAAAGTGAGTGGGATTTGAAATCTGGCGGAGTATATTCATCAGATGGTAATTCATATGTCGATGAATATTATCGTAAGTGTTCAGCATTATCTATTGATATTCCTACTTTAAAACAGAAAATTTCAAATTTAGTGAATTGGCCAATTGATAAATCCGAATCATGTGTTTTAATGCATTACAAAGTCGGGGATTTCTTTAAACCTCATTCTGATTATATTGATCATTTACCTGATGATGTTAATCGAAATGCAACTTTGATTCTTTATCTTAATACGCCAGAAAAAGGCGGAGAAACAATATTTCCATCGCGCCAGATTAAAGTCCCAGCAATTAAAGGTAATGCTCTTTTTTATAATTATACAGCAGATAGAAAAGAAATGCATGCTGGCTGTCGAATTAAAGAAGGCGAAAAATGGATTATTACACAGTGGTTTCGCGAAAAAGATTATATAAATAAATAAAATAGCAAATAGAGATGAGAAATGTCAACAAAAGTTAATTTACTTATAGATCAGGGAGCAGATTTTGCTACAACTATCAATCTCAATGATGAAACTGGCGCTGCCATTGATCTTTCTACATATACCGGACGCTCGCAAATTAGAAAGCATTATACTTCAAGCAATTCAGTTAGTATAGATATTGCTACTACAAATACCGGTATAATAACTCTTTCATTATCTGCAGCTGCAACAGCAAATATTGTTGCTGGAAGATATGTATATGATGTAGAACTTGTAGATCAGTCTAATGCTGTATCTAGAATTGTTGAAGGAATTGTAACTGTAACTCCAAACGTAACAAGGTAAATATAGATGTCTGTAACATTAGCAAATGCTATTGTAACTTCTTCTGGTTCTCGTACTGCTAATGTTATAGTAAGAGCTGTTGGGAATTTGCTCTTATCAAATCCAATCCAATATCCAGTAACACTTACTGGGCAGGTTGGCGAAATTTCTATAGCTAGGGTCTCTGTAGCAAATGGAGGCACCGGAGTTCAATCCATCACGAATAATGCCATTATATATGGCCAAGGAACAGACCCTGTCTCAGAAGCTTCTGGAGATCCATATGAAGTTCTTCAATTATCGGCTGCTGGCGTTCCTATTTTCACTACTATTGATGGTGGTGAGTTTTAATACTTTTGACTGTAAAAGAATCTTGTTATTTTGTGTTTCATTAAAATTGAGATCGCATTAATTTCACTAATTCCATCCGTTAGCTTTTGATATCTTTTTGTTTTGTAAAATATACAATATGGATTATCATGAGCAATTCTATCATCAACTTTATAGTAAGAATTGTGAATAATAGATGTGTTTCCTTCTGTTGATTCATAAATATATCCAGCAAATTTTCCGGTCATTTTCCATTTATATGATTTCATTATACTCTCCAAAAATGCCAATCACTATCATATTCATGTGAACAAAACTCTTCCCAGTTTTCAAATCCTATAGATTTCATATAATCTAGAACTTCTTTTTGCTGAGGAGCTCCTTTGTTATATTCTACTTTTTGAACTTCTAAAATTATATGATTGCAAGATTTAAGAGTTTTTTCAGCTCCTTTTAGAATATCTAATTCTGCTCCTTGAACATCCATTTTAATAAGATCTGGAAGTGGTATATTATATTGTTCTACCATAGAATCCAGCGTTCTCATAATCATTTTACGAGCTGAAGAATCTGGAAAATACTTTAGCGCTTCTGGATTTATATCTGGATTTTCTCTATAATATGAATTTCCACCGGGATACATTGTGTTTTGATAAAAGACGATTTCTTCTTTATCTTTGTTTCCAAGAGGTCCAATCGTGTAGTCCTGCCAGCCAAGATTATTGTATAATTGTTCTACTTCTGGCATAGCTTCAAACAAAATAATTCTAGCATCAGGCCATATATTTTTAGCTGGCTTAGCCCAATGCAAGACACAAGATCCAATATCATAAATCACATTTGGATATATCTGTTGTGCATCTCTCATTGTTCTTAAATGTGTACGATGCTGATATGGCAATAGATTTTGTTCATACAAATTAACAAGTCTTTCATATTCTTTATTTTCAAGAGGTTCGACATTAGGTCGTGTGTTAATATCAACCTTCCATCTTGTTTCACCTATATGCTCACACTGAATTGTCGTATCTGCGTAAAGTTTAAATCCACATTCTCTAGCATTCTGACAGAAATAAATATCTTCAGATATCGTGTTTTTGTGATCAATTGCAGACTTATAATAAAAATGTGGAAGATCTGTTTTATTGAAAACTTCTTTTTTTACAAGAACACAACCAAATCCACATGCTTTTATTTCCATAAAATCACTTACAATATCATTTTTCTCGATATGAGCAACTCCATCAAACCCAGCATCTTTATATATTTCTAATATTTCTTTACCTGGAATTCGTTGATAATAAAGGCCACTTACTATATCTTTATCATGATATAATAACTTTTTAAGAGTATCTGGCTTAAATACTATATCATGATCTACTGAGAATAGATAATCATAATCCTTATTAACTATCCAATCTGCTATTAGATTTCTAACTTGATCTACATTGTAGCCATAAAAATGCTGATATTCTGTTTTATATCCATCAGGAACTTCTAAATCATAAATGGATTTGAATGTATCTGGTTCAATATATCTGGCTGTTGGTATTGCGATTAATATTTTCTTCACTTCACTGTTTTCCTTTTTTTTTAAAATCGATTGTGCATTTTTAAATTGTTCGTTTGCATTCACTTTATAATCATTCAATGGAGAATCATCATTATACACATAAACTATATCTTTTACTGCTAGTACTTTGTCTGGATCAGTATTTTCTATTATGGCGTAAAATAGAGCACCATCGCCACCGGCTCTATAATATTCACCATTCTCATCTAGATATAAATCAGTTCTCGATGGAAGATTTCCAAGCCTAAAAGTTCTTAAATGAGTGTAAGGCATATTCCACGCAAATTTGTGTTCTCTATATGACCTATTCTGTTTTACTTCATCTGGATAATCTTGAGCTATTAATGGAATATTATCTGTTATTGACCACATTGATCCATAAGTAAATTCATATCCTTCATGATAAAGATTATTATAAAAATGAAATATTTCTGGATCATTTACTAATTTGTCATCACCATCTAGAAGTATGATAATATTATTCCATGTGTTGCTAAGAGCTTTTATATCTTGCATCATTTCTATTTGATTATATAAAGCACCTTTGTTTTCTTCATTCTTAATTAAAACAAAACGATTCTGAACTTCTTTAGGAAGAGTTTTAATATAATTTTCTGCTACATCATATGAATCATCTGTTGAACAATCATCTATTAAAAAGTGTTGGTACTCATCATAATCCTGAGAAGCTACAGAATCTATACAATCTTCAATATATTCTCTTGCATTATAAAATGGAGTAATAACATTAATTATTTTTTGCTTTGAATTTCGCTGTATTTTATTTTCTTCTGGATTTGAGAATCTTCGGCCAAAAATTTTATGAACTCTTTGGTTAATTTTGCTTACTTCTCTGTATTCATTTACAGGAAGATATTCATTAGTTTTGCTATATAAATGTTGCTTCCATTGAAGAGCTATAGAATCCCAGCCTACTATATCTTTAATAATGCTACAATAATTTGATTTCTGTTGATATAAATATTTGTCAGAATGAGCTTTTACAACCAAGTCAACAAATTTATCGATTTGTTTATCTGTGTTTATATTAGGAAAAAGATTATTTGGCTCAATTGGATAATCAATTTTATAACAGGCCAAATCTATAGCAGTTTCTTCAAGAGCGCCAAATCGACATGTTATAAGTGGAGTATTATATAAAAGAGATTCTAACGATGATATTCCAAATGTTTCTGGAAATGCGCATGGATATATCATAAAAGAAGCTTCTTTTAGTATATTAGCTATGTCTTTTTGAGGTATAACGCCAGTGAAAGCAATATCGAGTTTCTTATGTTTACTGTCTCGTAGGAGTACTTGAAATGTTTTTTCTTGATCGTCAGGACCGCTGCTGCTTCTGAATCGGTAGAACCCACCAATAATTGTAAGTTTCGCATTTGGTATTCTCTCTTTCACTCTTGGCCAAATTCGTTCTACTAAAGGAACCATTCCTTTAGTCACAGAAGCATTAAAAACAAAAAGATCAGGATCTTTTGCATTTAAATCTACTTCATTTGGCCCATATTTTACTGCGCCATTTCTGGTTTGGAATATTTTGTTTTTAAGTACCTCAAAATTTCTTTTTTCTCCATGAGAGCATGTAGTAACATAAGATGTGTGAAAATCAGATAATGTAAATATTTCATCTATTGCTCCAGATACTATAAGTGGCTCTAAAGCTCTATCTCCTCCATCCATTATAAAAGTATCGTGCATCCATATAACTTTGTGTTTAGCAGATATTCTTAAAGATTCATATCTTTCTTCTAAAAATGGTTTTGTAGAACGAGAAGATATTAATATATCAGTTTCATGATCTGTTATTTGAGTAAGATCTATAAATTCTACACCATCGTATATTCCTGGAGAACAATGATCATCTAAACAATTATTAAAAACTGTTACATTAAAACCTAATTTTGAAAGAGATTTTGAAAGAAGTATTACGGCCGATTCTGATCCACCTAAACCTCTTTGTGAAAGAGTATTTCCATCATATGTTAATCCTAAAATATCAATAAAAGCAATTCTCAAATTCATTCTCCATATAAATAACTATAATTATATCACACATTTATATAAATGTATATATCCTATTTATAAAAAAATCAGTACATACTGATAAGGAGAATCCGACATATGGCCGGTAATAAAATCCAAGTTAAAAGAACTTCGGTTTCTGGTAAACAACCAAATACTTCTACAATTGATGTTGGCGAACTTGCTGTTAATATAACAGATGGTATTCTATACTCATCTGATGGAGCTGAAATTTTTGAAATTGGAGCTAATGTTACATCATTGAATGTGACAGGTGCTGCTGCATTAAATGCAATTTCTGCTAATGGTGGAACTGGTTCTTCTGGTCAAACATTAACATCAAATGGATCTTCCCTTTATTGGTCTTCGATTTCAACAGGATATACTGGATCTAGTGGAGATATTGGTTATACTGGATCTGCTTCTACAGTAATTGGCTATACTGGATCAAAAGGCGATACTGGATATGCTGGTTCTAAAGGCGATCAAGGTAACATAGGTTACAATGGTTCTAAAGGAATACAGGGAGATACGGGATATATAGGATCTAGAGGAGTTCAGGGAACTGCTGGCTATACCGGATCTAAGGGTGATCAAGGAACGTTTGGTTATACAGGATCTAGAGGACTTCTTGGTTATGATGGATCTCAGGGTGATCAAGGAAACATAGGCTATACTGGTTCTAAAGGAACACAAGGAGATTTTGGTTACACTGGATCTCAAGGTGACCAAGGTGTTACA